TCTATCCTTGATGATTCAATAAATTCATGTACATCACTTTCAGTACCATTCATCAATGTACGAATACCATCTTCTAGTTTTTTTCTACACCACATTGGTGTTGAAGACTTCGCTGTCTCAATACCCATCATTTTTAGTTTTGGTGTTTTAAATCTTACACCTTCTGAATCATGAACATTAAGGATATATCTTTTCTTTGCTGTCCATATACCTTTGTCTGCTATGACTTCTCGACCCATTTCCATTTTGTTTTGATAAGCATTCATGTATGATGATAATTCTTCATAGTTTGAATTGATCATTGGTTCTAGTTTCTCTTTTGCAATAGTGTCAAGAAACTCTACAGGATTCTTTGGATTCACTCTATCAATTAAATCTTCAAATGTGACATAGATAGAATCAGTATCAATAGCGACTACATAATCTTTATCAGTCTCAAGGAGTTTGTTTAAAAACTTGTTAACAGCTCTCTCAACCCACTTGATACTTAACTGACCTGATGTGGTAATACCTTCTGCAATCTCTCTATTGAAGTATCTGAAATATTGATTACCTAAAGCACCATAACAACTATTAAGAGAAATCTTTCTAACCATCTGATTGTTATTATATTTAACAATCGCGTACTCACATTCTTTTCTTTTAACTAAATCATTTTTGTCGATAGTTTCTAGTTCTTTCTGTTTGTCAATCATTTTTCTTTTAAATAAAACTCTTTGATCATACATTTCTTCTAGAAGTTCTGGTAAGAATCCTTGTTTATCAGTTCTAAACAAAGCACCATTTGGTGTAACTGTTGTATTATTTAACATACTAGTATCGACTTCACCTTCTAGTAACTTCTTAACATTAATTTCTTGATTGAATATCTTTCTTTGATATGTATCTGGACTCATATTGTATTGCATGATCAAGTGAGGATACAGACTATTTAAATCAAATGACATAACCCACTTATGTTGACCTACTTGTGGTTCTTTTACATAAGCACCAACAATTCTAGAATCTTGAGCCAACTTCTTCGGTGGTGGGACCATACCTCTTTTCTTTAAGAAATTGTAGATAATTAAATCCCAATATCGAACTGACCCGAATACATCTTCGTAATTACATTTTGCTTGATAAGCCATAGTGATAACCAACTCCATAAGTTGTAGTTTGTTATCTAGTTCTTCAACAAGTTCTGTATCACGAATATTATAATCTAAAAACTTTTGATAATCATTTCTGTAGAATAAGTGCATTGCACCGAACTCTGAATAATCTATTTTCTTCTTACCTAACTCAACTTCTGCTATATGATCTAGACGATATGTTTCTCTAGTAATGTATGTAAACTTCTTGTACATTTCAAGATAGTCAAGAATAGCTACACCAGATATATTATATGAGATCATTTTCTTTTGACCCATGTACAACCATTCTCTAGAAGTAATTAAATCATGTGGTGATAACTTTTTGACTGTATCCCAATCAAAGAGTTTCCAAATACGATTAACAAGATAAGCGATATCGAATGTTTCAACATTCCAACCTGTAACAATGTCAGGTTCTAACTCGTCCCATATTCTCATGAATTCTAAGAGTAATTCTTTTTCATGTCGTGTCTTATGATAAATCACATTAGGATCATCATTCTTATAATCAAAGTTATCAATACCAATCACATGAGTTTCTTTGTGTCCAAAAAGTTTCATGGTTATTGCATTGACTCTTTCTTCTGCTTCAGTCGGTTCTGGAAAACCACCTTCACACTCACACTCAATATCAATGTTAAGAATGTTGATACTCTTAATATCGAACTCTATATCTGAAGGATATGTCTCAGCTATGTAAGTGTATTCCCATTGTTCAAGTCCATGAATATCAATCCCTGTATTATCGTATTGTTTCTTCCAATGTCTTGCATGACTTGGAGAACCAAACTTCTTTGATTGTAAGTATTCACCTGCTATTGATTTATGAGGAGTTTGTTTGTTTGTTGGGATATAAAGAGTCGGTTCGTACTTCAATCTTTTGATATACTTTTCACCGTTCTTCACACCCTTTGCAAGTATGAAGTCTTTGTATCTTTGTATGTTTGTGTAATAATGCATGTATATAATTTATTATACTATAGAAACGCCATAGTGTCTATACCATTCTGGTTTTTCTTGTATTCTTTCTTCAATTCTTTGCCAAACTATAGCTTGGTCTTCTTTTGTAGGTTCCCAATCATTATAATATTGAGTAGGAAATTGTGTAACTTTAAATAATCTATTTTTATTTAATTTATAGTTTCTTTTTGTAAGTTCAGTTTTTATCTGTTCATATCTATGATAAAGATATTTACCTTTATCAAAGAAAAACATTACATGACCTGTACCTAAAGTAAATTTTTTAGGTATTCTTTTTGGATCCCAATTCTTAGACTTGAGAGATATTTGAAGAGCAGACCCAATCATGAATATCTCACGATACTCTGCCATTAAATGTTGATCGGTTAGTTCTTCTACAGGTACTATGTTTATTCTTGTCAAACTACTTTCTGTGGTACAAAGTGTTCTTGAACAGCTTTAAGTTTTTCTTCTGCTGTAGTTAGTTTTTCAAGTTGTTCATCAATAGCTCCGACGATATCAGGATGTTCCCCAATACCTACAGAACTATTCATGTAAACAGTAATATTAGCTTTTGCTGATGCTACTTCACCTTGATATCTCAATATAAGAGCTTCTCTTAATTGTTTATCTATATTCATAATATATCCTTTTTGTTAGACAGACCTAAGTCTATCCATTAATCTATGAGCTCTATTGTAGACTTGTTTAGCCCACCTAGAGTCCAATCCTTGTATTGATGCTTCTACCCAATTACCTTCATTGAGTGCTGAGAACATCATCTTGAACTTTTTAAGTCTAGTAATACCTAGATTAAAAGCCATGTTCGCGACGATTAGTTTTACTTCCTCAGGATATGTAGACCATTCTGATAAATGACCTTCACAATCATTTAGAACATTTCTAATATCTTGATAGAATAATTCATCACATCTTGTTTGAGTGATTTTAAACCCTGTACCTTCACCGTACTCAGGATCACTTTCTAAGATTAAATGTCCGACACCGACTGTAGGATAGCCTAGATGATCTAAGTATACTTCAAGTACAACTCCTTCATCGGCTGACACTTCGTCTTTCAATCGAACCATAAACTCGTTACTATATTCCATTTTTCAATTCCTCTAACCCTTGATTGGCTAGTAATTCTATGAGAATATTTCCCATAAGTTGATTAAAGTTTTCATCCTCAGAAATTGTATCTTTTATTTCTTCTGGACATGATCTTACAGCTCTTTCAAAATCTATAGAAGGTTCTTCTGAAACTTCTCTAGGTATTAGATTTATTTTACCATATTGATAAATAACATCTTTATATTGACCTGTAAGAATTTTAATAGCTCTTTCTCCATTTTGATGAACAACTTCTGTATAGAGTCCTTCGTCAAATAATGGATAATGAGTATTTAGTTCTTTATCTATTTTCGGCATTCATTTTGATTTATTTTTAGAGCCTTTAGGTCTTCCACGACCTCTCTTAGCTGTTGTTTTCTTAACAGCAGGTTTTCTTACTTTCTTAGTAGGTGTTCTACCATCTTTAAAAGCTTCGTTAGTATTAGGTGTAGATTTATCATCAGCGATAAATTTACCTTTACTATCTCTAGCTCTTTCACCAGACGGTTCACCAATCATGAAAGTCACGAATCTATTCCAAATTCCCATTATATTTCTCCTAATTGATAATTAAAATTGTTTAATTTTTTAAACATACTATTATTATAACAGCAAAAGCTGAGGTGTCAAGTTTTTTGACACCCCAACACAAATACTATTTATTCAGATAAGAATTGTTTCTTTTCTGTTTTCTTTAGTTCACCAATTTCGATAGTTCTAGCTTTCTTTTCTTCTGGAACTACTCGTTCAGCATAAATGGTAAGAATACCATTTGAAAGATCGGAACCTTTAACAACTACATCTTCGGCTAGAACAAAGTTCCTGTTGAATTTTCGTTGTGATATTCCTTGATGAATAAACCCATTATCTTTATCACCGATATCTCCTTCAATAGTAAGATTATTTTCTTTAACTGAAATAGTTAAATCATCTTGACTAAATCCAGCAACAGCTAATTCGATAAGAAAAGTATCTTCAACTTTACCTTTACGAATATTGTAAGGTGGATAATTAGATTGTGGTATTTGTCGAACTCTGTCTAATGAATTGAATACATTATCAAAGCCGACCGTGAATGGAGATAAATCTCTCCAGATTTGCTCATTAATAGTCATTGTGACCTCCTTTGTTAAGC